CCTTCAGAAAAAGAAGCGTAATTGAATGCATCACGATGTCTTGATTTTATAACCTCATTGAAATTTTCGTCAAGGTTAAACGAAACAAAGAAATCTAAAACCTGCAAATATTGATTCACCAATTGGTTCATTACAGGTAGATACTGCTTAATGACTTTGGTCTTAATGCCAGTATCTTTTAGCATTTCAGCGGCAGCGTCAGAGTAGCTTTTATCCTCCATGAGTCGAAGCTTATTCTCTCCAAGCGAATCTCGTTCTGAGAATAACGATTGAAGCTTTGAATTGGCTTGACTTAAATCTCCTTCACTGCCAGTAAGCTTATTTATATCTTTTCTGATATTTGCAATTTGCTTTTGAAGGCGGTCAATGGAGTTATTGTTAGTATGAATATCCTGCTGTTTGGCCCTGATTTCTTCGGCAAGCTCATGTGCCCTGTTAAAATCCGATTCCAAAGTAGTTGACTCTGAAGCGACATCATCGAGGGCCTCTTTGAGTTTGATCGCCTTCCCTTTTGCATCTTCGATTTTTGTGGCTCTAAGTTCATCACCAATATCTTGGGAACACGTCGGGCATTCAGTGTTTTCTTCATAGAATTTAGCATCTTTAACCGTCGACTTAACTTGCTGTTCGAATTGATGTTTATAATTGAGTAAAGCTTGCTTTTTATCGTTGAGCTTTCGCAATTCGTCTTCACTTTGTTTGAGATTAGACGTGACAAAATCTGTGGCTGTTTTCGAATTCCCTTGAAGCGTCTCGATTTCAGTTTGAAAATTAGCGATTTCAGTTTCTTTAGCCTCGATCTGTCCTTCATTGATTTCAGTGATGTCACGTATGTATTTTCTTTGTAAATCAATTTTTTCTTTAACGAGCTCAAGGTTATAATTCGCATCCTTGATTTCCTCTCTTAGCTTACCAAGCTTATCTTTAAGAATATTATTCATCTTAGAAAAGATATTGATGTCTAATAGATCCTCAATTACTTCTCTTCGATGGCCAGCGTTTAATTGCATAAATGGAATAAACGATGACGAGCCAAGTACTACAATCTGATGGAATGACTTATGATTTAGTTTTAGAATATTCTGCTCTAAAAACTTTTGATAATCACGTGCATTTGATGATTGGTTAATCATATTGCCATTCTGCCAGATTTCAAACTTGCCTGGACTAATACCGCGCATGATTCTAAATTCATGCATGCCAACTTCGAACTCTACTTCTACAATAGCACCTTTCTTATTAACACTATTGACAAGCTGGTTCTTATTGATATTTCTATGTGGTTTGCCAAATAAAGCAAAAGACAAGGCATCTAGCAAAGTAGACTTACCAGCACCATTTTGTCCTACAATAAGAGTAGATGGAGAACGATTCAACTCAATAACAGTTTCATTGTTACCAGTAGAAAGAAAGTTCTTCCATCTTACTGACTTAAACCTAATCATAATACCTCGCTATTCTGCGCTTCAACGTATAGGCTTCTCATTAGCCCTTTCATACGCTCTTTATCTAGTTCTGTATCAACGGCTTCGACATATGAATCGAGAAGTTCAGTGGTATCCTCAACAGAAATACTTTCATCAACCACATTAGCTCCTACAAACTCATCAAATGTCTCAGCAATCTTCAATTCATGGATATCTGTCTGCTGGATACGATCAATAAATCGATCAAACATAAAATGATCTGCCTTATTGACAACAATAACCTTCACAAACTTATCTACGAATTCCGACGTATCATAACTATTATAATCCATTTTTTCGTCATTGTAAAACACTTTTTTGTAAATTGTGTAATTACATCTGACTGGAGTAAGTTCACGTGTTTCTGTATCGATTACGTGAAAATACTTAGGATCACCAGCATCTGACCAGTTGAATTCGAACTGCGAACCTAGGTAGTGAATATTGTCTTGATGCGATTTAGTATGAAAGTGGCCACTCATAACTAACTCAAATCGTTTGAATACGTCTCTATCCATACCATGTGTATTAGTCACACCACGCATCATTTCAAATCCTTGAAGTTCTAGGTGAGCACCAACCCAGTGTGCATCACAGTTCTTTAAGAATTTAATAGTTTCAGCATAGTTTTCGTTATTGATCCAAGGTACACACGCAATCTTAAGGCCGTCATAATCCATAACCTTTGGTTGCATCATAATATTAACGTTTGATGTGTAGTAACCAAGCAATTCTTTAAGAGAACAAAGATCATTGGTATTCTTAAAGAACACGTCATGGTTACCAGGAATGATGTCCATAGTAATACCCATTTCTCTCATGGGCTCAAGGAACATCTTTCGATTCTGGTTTTGTGCTTTAAAATTGATGAACTTACGATGATCGTAATAGTCACCAAGATGGAGTATCTGTTTAATGTTATGCTTTCTCAAATATGGAAAGAATTGATCTTCATAAAACGTTCTCTGATACTCTAAAAAAATGTCTGAGCTATTTCTGATACCCGCGTGAGTATCATTCAAGACTGCGATTTTCATGTAGTTTAGGCTCCCATAAAGAGTTCAAGTGCCTTAGGCTTCTCTTTACTCTTTTTCTTTTCCTCTTTGGCAAACACTTTAAGAGTTGCATCATTCTGACGTACAACCGAAATACGGTCTCTCAATTGGTCTACAAAGGCCCTTGTAGCAGAGTCAGCAGCTGCTGTGCCGTCTCCATCCATTTGGAATACAAAGTCTTCGATTCCAGCCTTTTCTATATATTTGAATTTAATGTCTTGCTGTTTCTTCTCCTTAGCTAGTCTACGAAGAAACGCGTAATAACAAATTTGAGTAAAATAAGCAAATGCATTTGGATACCCAGTTCTTGTTTGCGCTTCAATATTGTAATTGGTAATTGCTTTTAGACAGTTCTCTACCGCATCCATAACCATCTCTTCGCGATATGTATAGCGAATAAAATTAGCCTTGTGTGACAAGCCTTGTGCGATCTTGAGAAAACATTGAGCAATGTAATCCGGTACAATTGGTAATTGCTTACCTTCAGCTTCCGCTGCTTTCACCTTTTTGACATAGTCTACTACGGCGAGTGAAAATTCTTTATTGTTAACATAATGTGGTTTTTGTTTAGCTTTCATCATTTCCCCTTTTTCGAAGATGAGGCCAATCACCAGTTTCCCAGGCCTGAATTAGATTATCAACATTGATGTTGTATGTTTCTAATAGAGGTCGATGAAGTTTTAGATAAGAAATCCTATCCTCATCATTGTTAAGTGATTGGAAGTTTTCATAATGACCTTGTAGTTCCATATTGTCTCCTTTTCTATTATGATATTATTATATCACAACAAATCAACTTTGTAAAGGAAAAATTATTGATTTTATTGAAAAAAACAGTTTACAAACGCAAAAAAGTATGATATAATAATAGAGTAGGTTGAGAGGGGGAATATACTATTCTCAGTGTAGCATCTGTTTCTTAGCAATAGTCGACATGAACTCATTATACTGATCAGCATCGAGAGTGGTGTCATCGTCGTCATCATCATTATCTTCATAATGATTTTTAAGCTGTAAGCACATTCTTATATATCTCTCTTTCACTTCGTCTTCAGCGTACGCATGTGAGATAACGTGTATCATATTAACAGTTACTTTATTCTGAGCATTACCTAAAGGTTGCCAATCACTAAACGCAAATGCGTGCGTGTCTTTCATAACGCGTTTATGTACTTGCAATGGGAATTCAAGATAAACCTTATCACCTTCAGTCGATGACACAAGTGAAATTATCTCTTCTCCAGAAGTTAACTTAAAAACTCTAATGTCTATATCATCTAATCTATATGTCATGGAATAGGTATCTCAATTATTTTGAATTTGAATTGCTCTTTGCTATATATTTTAATTCTTTCAGCCGCATGTAAAAGGGTATAATTTTTAGACGATTTCCAATGGAGGTCATCTGCAATGTCATAGAGTGTTGTGTCTCTTCCATCATCTGACTTACGTAGTCCACGCCCAATTGACTGTAAAACTTTAATCTGACTCTTCGAGGGAGAAGCGAATATGATATTATGCAAATTGCGAATATTGATTCCAGTACTAAAAGTTCCGAGACTAGCCACGATAATTGCATTCTTCTGTTCCTCAGTAATCTTACGTACGTGCTCACGCGTGTCTGTGTCTGTTTCTCCTGATACGTAAAATATCTTTCTTCGTTTGTGCGCCTTACTATTTATCATATCATAGAGTGGCTTTCCATGCTTTTCAACATATTGAAACAATACCAATGTGTTACCATCTTGGTCTAAAGCAAGATTAGAAATAAAGTTATTACGATTTTGATACCTTACAATCCAGTCGACTTCATCTTGATACTTATATTTGTTTATCACTTTGCATAATTCGTCTTTGTATTTTAGCAACAAGACCTTAATATCTAATTGAGCAAGGTTTCCTTTATCCATCAGATCTTTAGTTGAAGTGACATAGTATGCTGGGCCAAATAAACCTTCAAGAACAAGCTTATGAGTTTGAGTACCATCTAACGTACCCGTTGTGCCAAATCGATATTCGGCTTCTCTCATTTTTGTCAATATCGAAGTAAGTGATTTAGCTTTAAAGTTATGAGCCTCATCACCAAATACGCATCCAAACTGTTCAAACCAAGTGCCTGGTAATTTGTAAATCGATTGCCACGTTGATATAATGACTTCTGGCATTTCACTCTTTTTAGGAGCTCCAGAATATATTCTTTGAACTGCATTTGGATCCCAACCATCATCTGTTTTTCCATAGTCTTCAAAGTCGGTATACATTTGTTCGACCAACGAAGTAGTTGGCACAATAATCAATACTTTCTTTTTGTAGTTCATTAAATACCATCTCATTAAACAATAGATGATAAGTGATTTAC